GGCTTCCCATCGCTAGAAGTCGTTTTTTGCAGATCGTTAGTAGGTGCTAAATAATCAGCCGCTCTTGCGGATTGGTCTTTTACTTTTTCCAGTAAATCAGAGAGCGCGTTGTTTTCGTTTTCAATATGATGTGTCAATTTTATTCTCCAAATAAAAAGGGCAGGATTGCCCCGCCCTTAGTCTCGCATAAACTCGCATATAGCGCAAGTGAATTTTTAGAAAGTTCTAATTTGCCCCTATATCGCCCGCTATATGGTGTCTTAATATTGTACGCGGGGCCAAGCTTTTAGCAAAACGGCGCAATTTGTCCCCGTCGCTTTCCTCTTGTTCTTGCTTCGCCGTGCTAGTCCAGTGCAAAAGAACGTTGCCACCCGTAGCATAACAACCGCCCGCGTCGTCTGGATTGGCGGCTTTCTTTTTATGTACACCGTGGGCGGTAAATCCGACGGCAAAGTCACGATTTAAACGAGCGCATAACGGATCACCCGCGCCGCATTGGGCGCAACCAAAATTATCTAAATATTCGGCTGGGCATCTAACAACATTCACGCCGTCAACATTTGTCTTTTTACGGCCTTCCCAGAAAGAAAAGGGAACGGCGCAAACGGTTGGAATATTCTGTTTTACATATCGCGCCGCAAGTTCTGCGGTTTTGGCTGAATAATTTATAACAGTTTTACCCGCCTTTAATTTTTTGGCCCAGTAGATTGGGGAGAAATGCGAGTAAGTAAACGCAATGCCTTTATGTGGTACGGCATCGACAACGGCGTCAAGATAATCTTGATCTATTTTTGACGCGCCGCAACCGCTGGGATTTAATTCACACGTTGCTGGACACGTTCCAAAATTATCGTTTGTACCCGCACGATAAGTTACCGCAACGCCTTTTGTTTTTTGTGCTCGGCTAAGTTCTACGGTTTTAAGCATTATAGTTTCTCCCAATCAGAAAATTTAACAACAAAAAAAGAGTTTTCGCGACCGTTGTTTTTGTCATGTTGGGTTAAAATTTGAGCCGCCCGCATTGCGTTTTCTTTAAATTCATGGCCTTCTACTTTTAGTCCAGTTGAGTTAGATACAACGACGTAAGGCCCAGAAAAACGTTTGTTTAATTCTTGTTTTAACATTGCTACATTCTCCAAATAAGCGATTTATCCCATATTATAGGCATAAAAAAACCCGCTGGTCAAGCGGGTTTAATTTTCTAACGTTTTCGGCGCGTCGTTCTTCGCCGTTTTGATTTGCTGGCTTGTTGGCTAAGTTTATCGTAATCTTTACCGTATAATAAACGGCCCAATAAAGTGAATAGAAACATTTATGCGGCTTCCCCATATTGCTCTTGCCAAGCGGCTTCAATTTTTTGATTAATAACGGTTTCAACGCCTTTGTTATGGTAACACCAAGTTTTTAAAGCTCGGCCAAAAATCTGGTTTCTATCGCCGTCGTTATACCAGCGATAATAGGCATTTTTAGCAGTGCGTAAACGTTCTAAATGATAATTTTTACCACCAGAATAAGCTTTGGGCATTTTTGCACGGTAAGGTTTTTCCCAGATTAAAGTATCGTTGATTAACTGGTCAAGCGCCTCAAGCTTTTTTTCATGCTTTCCATTATGTGACCAATACGTTTTTGTTTCGTCAAAATCCATCATGACTTCCCCTTACCAGTAACCAGCATTGAGGCTTGATCGATAAAGAAAAAAGAACCCTTACTTCTGCGGAACAGTGTCCCGTCGCCCGTCCAATCTTTATTCTTTTTTTGAACGTCCATCATAGCGGCAACGCCTTCAAGGTGTTCTTTTTCTTCGGCCCCTAAAGGGCGGTTGGCAGTAATATTCATTCCAATCTCCAATTTGTTAAAGTTTAACAGAACCCAGCGTAAGCGATTATATGGGAGAAATCAAGTCAAAAACGTTATCCCAATCAAAAGGGTGGTCAAAGAACCCCAGCGGCGGGGTTTTCAAACCATCTTCAGCTAACGTTATGGCCTGAGAGGCTCTGTAAAGGTGCAGGGATGCCCTAACGTCTGGTTTGGCCTGTTGCTTAACCAAAATGAAACTACTGCTTGTACGATGCCGTGTGAGCCACGCAACCTGATGTGGGCTAAGATTAACCGCGTTAGCTTTACAAAACTTTAATTCTATAAAATGAAACTTTCCAACCTCATCACAAACCAAAAGATCAGGGATGCCTTGGCCTACCCAATTTTCAATTCTAGTTAGATGCCAGTTTCTTCGGGTTTTTAGCGCGGTTTTTAGTTGGCGGTATAGGCCCGCTTCCGTCGGCATCTTCGGTTGGGGTAATGTCAATAACGTTTTCACCATAACCATCTTTCAAATCGCTCAAAGCTTTCAGAACTTCTTCCTTGCTCATACTGTCGATACTGCCGTGGCGGATCTCAGACTTACTAACGTAAATGTCTCCCTGCGCTTGGCCCCTTCGATACTCCGCTTGAACCGCGGCAGAGTAGGCTCCGTTTTCCAAAGCTATATCTCTAATTTGTTGAAGGGCGCGAATATGTCTGCCGTAGTTCACATCGAACTTAGCGTCCAGTTCAGCACGGTAAGCTTTGATGGCAGCAACAACATGCGGACATTTGTGTGGGTTGGTTAATTCATAAGCACGAGTATGGGCAGAACTTTCTGGATAGCCTGCTTTTATCGCGGCTTCCTTAAAAGTGATTAGTCCGTCGTTGCTCACAAGCTCTTTAACAAAAAGTTCTTGTTTGCGCGTAAGCTTGGTATCTATGGAAATACGTTTGCGACCGCGGGGATCAGGGCGTGGGCTATCCGGATCAACAAGCTTGTTATGTTTTGGAACGGCGCGTTCTTTAATCAAGAGTGGAGAGGGTATTACTCCGTACTTTGTTTTCTTAACAGCACGACCTCTTCTTGCTTTGGTCATAGGGGCCTCTTAAACTTTAACTACTATATAAAACTCTTATACAACCGATAATCTTATATATACCAGAAAAATCTTTTTTAAAATTTTCCCCCCGCCGCCCTTATAGGTGCTTTGGCTCTTTTCAGAACCCTGTTTTACGGTTACATTTTTGGTTTTGTCGGTGTAACCATTTATGTAACTTTTATTTTCTTTGTTTATATACACTTAACCCCTAAGTTACATAAGTTACGTCGGTTACGCCTTGAAAAACTTTTTTTATTTTTTTTTATTTTTCAGCCCTATATAGAGTAACCGTTTTAAACCACGCTCCGCGGGCCGCGATCACTGGCCTCTAATACGTGGTTTAAGGCTTGTTTTTAAGGGCTTTGGCCATTCATACGAATAGAAAACGTGATTTCCTATCCTTACAATTCGGTACAATTTAGTACGCCAAACGGGCTTAACTTTGACAGAATGGTAGTGATCTGCGTCCATTATTGGCAAAATTTCCGGATTTTTCATGATTTTTTCGGCCAAAACGTAAGTTTTTTGCCAAATTTCTTCATTTTTTGGCAAAGAAACCCGTCCTTTTTGCACAAAAGAGAACTGTTTTGGCTGTAAAACCACTTCACAAACGCCAGAAGGCCATCGTTTTGACTCCATTCTGTTAAAAATTACCTTTGAAACGGCCAGTTTTGCCACATAATTCTCTCCTCTTGCCTCATGATAGATGGCCAATGCGAGGCATAAAGTTGCTAACATTTGTGTTCCTTTAGTTAGTGTCGCATATGATCTTGGTCATTATAGTTTGGATCGGGCTTGTCTCGTCCCTTTTCTCCAAACACAACTGTCTCTGTTTTTGGGTCAATTGGAAAACCTGTGTCTCCGTACATTCTATGGTCGTGGATCAGATGTATAAAGTCTGGCTTCCCAAAAACTTTAACAGCCGCACTATATTGAGCGTCCGTTCTGAACCCAACAAAGTGGATTGTTTTTTTCATTTTGTGTCCTTTCATTAAAAGAGCCCGCGATCCGTGAACCGCGGGCTTTGATTTATTTATCTATATGATAGGTTCCTAACCAGTGTGCATCCACATCTTGTGGAGCGTGGTTGATAATTTTGTATTCAAACTTAGTGTGTTTGGGTACAAAAAACATCATAAAGCAGGAACCCTTTGGCGTTCTACTAGATAGATATTTATAAACTTCTTGAAAGTTTACATCGGTTATCCAATCAAAAGAACTTGAACCAAAGAAATGATATTCAATTTCATTTGATTTTTTAAAATCTTCAATTTCATAAGAAGGTTCAAACCAAATTTTTTTTGTCATGTTAGACATTCTCCAATTATGGGGCCGTTCCGGACCAATCCCAAGGTTTGTCAAATAGCATGGAGGGCAGAGCCGGAAGCCCTCAAAAAAAGCATATCACGAATATGGGAGAATGTCAACTGCGACATAATGACGCACCTAATAACGTTATTTTAGCCTTTTCTTGGTCCGTTGTGCGCGGTACTGGAACTTCGATCTTCCGAGTTTTTTCTGGACGAGTTCGACGAAGCCGCTGTTACAAGCATCGAGTGCGTTGTGTTTATGTTTGCCTGCCGCGAACTCTCCGACGTGGTAGATGATGACATCTCCGCGGCTTGTGTTTTGGAGTGCGCTTTCAAAGTCATCTTTTGCGAGCCTGTTTGAGATATCGTAGATCATATGTTTTTCCCTGCTTTTCTTAATGAGACGACGAAGTTGTTAAGTTCTTCGCGGGCTACCCAGAGGTCTTGTTCTACTCTTTCTTTATGGACTGTATCTCGGCGCATTTTATCGTCTTGCAGTTGATCGACTTGGCGTCGCAGCCATTGCAGTTCGTTTTCTTGGAACGGCGTCAGTTGTTTTTCAGAAGTTAGGCTCATAAAATTCTCCCTGTCTTGCCAAATTTTCAAAGTGCCGCAGGCGGCGGTCTGTTTGTGTAGTGTCGAGATTGTCCCATTGCTGATCGGAGATCTCGGCTTTCAGTTTTTTGATCTCTTTGAGAACGTCGATTATGCGTACATCGTCCATCAGTGCATACTGTTCTTGATTGCTTTGTTGAGGAAGTCGGTTGCGTCTTCGACGGCTTCCTCTATTATTTCGTGTTTTTCGAGCAGGGCGGTGGTTTGCGCGACGATCAGGGGCCAGACGGGTGTAAGTTTGTATAGGTTCACCATGTTGGCGATTACGGCGCACATATCTGGGACGGTCATTTCTTGCGGACACACATCCAGTATGTTGTTTATGTTTTTTTCCATTTCGTCCATGTCGAGCGTCTCCTTCACATACATTAGTTTAGTCTTTTGAGCGCAAACTTTTCAA